GTCCTGAACTCGGCGATCTGTCCGCGCTAGGTTCGTCCCAGCACGAGGCTGTTCATGAACTTGAGCAGGCAATCGAGCTGGCACTTGAGACCTATGAAGCCAAGGGGTGGCCGGTTCCTGAACCGGAAAAATACAGCGATGGTAACACCATCGGCGCTACCTTAGTAGGGGTCGAGGAAGGAGCCTAGGAAGTGGCACTCGCAACACCCGGCCAGATCGCACAGCTAGAACATCCTCAGATGGAGAAGTACCTCCAGGATTGCTTCCTGTGGTTGAAAAGACTTCACAAAATCGCCGCTGACGAGGCCACCGCCATTTGTCACGCCGAGAACTGCGCGGGAGAAGCACTCGACGAAATTCGAGCCTATGCGTCGGGTTTATTTCTAGACGAGTGGGCACGTGAGCCTCAGATAGAGAACTACTCATAAAGGGAAAGGGTCAGTAAATGAACATAGTCCTAATCTCCGAAGCCGCGCCGACAGAAACCTACCGACACGTGGCCACTGATGCCTCTCAGGGCCTCACGGCCTCGAAACTAATTGACACTGGATCTTCTCCTCACCCTAACCGCGTCAAGCAAGCCCTCATTACCGTCGAGACTTACGCCGTTCGGGTGGCCTTTGGCGGCACCACGCCGACTCAAGGCGCGAGCGGAGTCGGTCACAGCCTGGAAGTCAACGACTCAATTTCTCTCGATTCATGGGACGCCATCAGCTCCTTTCGCTTCATCAATGAAACGAACGGCGAGGCTGGTGTGCTTCAAGTAACTTTGGGATTCTGAAAGGAGTGAACAATGATGACTACAGCTGAGAGACGCAGACATGCAGAGTGTGCACGGCGCGAAGCAGAGAAGCGGTTTAAGAAGCTCACGGACGCGGGGGCCTATAAACCTGGGCTCGAACCCGCAGACGTGGAACCAGCGGATGAGGAACCAACAGGCGTAGAGTCGGACTAAGGCTAGCGAAGCTGGCGGAAAATAAGCACTTAAGATGCCAAAGATCGAACATGGTGGAAGTCGGACTCTCTTAGAGCAGATTCTCGACCAGATCAACATCGTCGTGAGTGGCGAGTCAGGCGTCCGCTGGAGTATGTTCGGCCCGTCCGGTGTTGAAGTCGATGGCCAGACCTTAATCGGTGCCGTCCTGACTAATGCCTCCGGTGAACCTATAGCCTCTGGTGACATCACCGCCGGAACCTACGACGTCGTGCGCATTCGCGCCGGGGCTACAACGACTGTAGTTTCTGGCGCGGCGTCCTCGAAAGCCGCCGGGCGCGTCTATGTCGACTATACCTTCGCCTCGGCCAACTGGCAAGTCGACGACGTTTATTATGTCAAGTTCATAGGTATCGAAGCTGACACCGACGGCGATGCGGTGATGGACTACACTTATCCTAATCTTTACCACTTCGGTCAGGTCGTCGACTTCTCCACCCTAGCGGCGGTTCTGAACACCGTCAAGGACCACCTCGAAGACGCCACCTATGGTCTCTCTGTCCTAGACGGGGAAATCGACGACTTGGACTCCGACCTAGTAGCCGCTAAGGTCGTAATTGACGAAACGAATACCTACCTCGAAGACGGTACCTACGGTCTCAGCGCCCTAGACGCCGACCTCACCGACATCGAGGACAAGATCGATGTCATAGACGGTAATGTCGATGACATCGAAACCATAGTCTCTCACGGCACCCACGGCAACGCGGCTCTCGATGCTGACCTTACTGATATCGAAAATAAAATCGACACCATCGACACCAACGTCGACGACATAGAAACTCTCCTCACTGATCTTGACTTCGGTAACGAAGCCCTCCTAGACGACCTCCACGACTTCGCCATGAACCTCGGTGAAGAACTCGTCACTAACGGCACGATGGAAGCAGACGCTAACTGGACTAGTTGGAATACTCCAACAACTAATGAACGAAGTAACACTCAAGTCCATAATGGCACCTTCTCACGCAAGCTCATAGTTGACTCTCCTAGTGATGGTATCTCTCAAGCAAATCTTGTGGTCAAGACCGGCGTCAAATATAAGGCTGTTGCCTGGATTTATGGTGATGCTACTAACGCCCTTCAGGTTTTCATTTATCACTCAGGCGGCACGTACACCTACCTCACCACTGGTACTACTGCCGGCCAGGTACTCCCTGCTAGTTGGACTAGACTAGAAGTTACCTTCACCCCGACCACAGACGGCACCGCTAGTATCATATTCGGATCAGGCTCCGGGACCTCCGCTGGAACCTGGTATGGAGATGACTTCTCTGTCCGCCCCCTGACCGCTCTCGTCATCGGCGACACCATCGTAGACACCAACACCGTCGTTAACCTCTTGAATGACGTCTCGACCGCTGAGGTGGGTACCGAAGTTGACAGTGCCCTTAACACCGCCGTCCCGGCCGTACCCACAGCGCGAAGCCTGAACGACATTGTCGAAAAGGATGGTTCTAGTGGCTTTGACGACTCTAAACACAGCCTCGAAGCCATAGGCGACAAGGCCTGGACCGTCGCTAGCTTCAATGGCACCCGTGCCGTCTCTGCCGGTTATGTTGACATCATGGACACCTCCGGCGCTAGCCCTGGGCCAGAACTCACTGATAATAAGTGCTGGCTCTTCCTCGGCGGTAACATCACCCACGCCGCTTGGGGTACTCTCACCGTCCGAGTCCAAGTCCGTCAAGCCGGCGACGCTACTTGGCGCACGGTCTTCGATGAGGACTACGCTGCTGCACCATATGAGGTCACAGTTCCTATAGTCGACCTAGGCAAAGCGGGCGGGCCGGGTATGATGGTCAACTACCACGGTCTTAAAGTCAGTGTGAAGTGCAGTGACACGATTCGTTTCGAGATCTTCTACGCTACAACACCAGACTAAGGAGACCAAGCAAATGCCTTTGAATAGAGATGAATACGAGCACATCAAGGAGCGTGAGGAGAGACTCTTGTATAAGGTAAGTGTTTTAGAAGAGGAAAAAAAGTCTCTTCAAGGCCGCCTAGGTGAAATCTCCCAACTGACCACACTCCTCCAGAAGCAACTGCGGGTCTACCGTCATCACCTCGGACAACTCGTAAAAGAGTATGAGGAAATGCGGGATCACTGATGGCTGAAGTTGTACAAACTGCCACCGCGTTGGCCACTCGGGTAACTTACGACAGTGACAACCCTGATCCGGATGATACTTACGTCATTGCTAGTTACTTAAGATTCGCCCTACCAAATTTGGGTGGCGCGGTGCCGATTAAAGCTACCCTGTACATCTACCAGGACTTAGGTAGTACTAGCAACTGTGCTTGTGCGGGTCGCTATTGTGCTGACGCGGGCGCGTGGGATAATGCGACTGGTCAGGCTGCCTTGGACGCTCTTGCAGTTGGAACCAACCTTGGTGTTTTCACTATCGACAAGGCAGCGAATGAGTGGGAAACTCTCGACATCCTTGGTGACTCCACTAAGGGCATCAAGAAGATATATAGTGATGATTCCGCCCCTGATCCTTGCACGGTTAAGCTTCACTACACTTCTTCAGAGGCAGCAGACAGTGTGGGTACTGGGACTGAACTTGGCGCGGAGGGAGAACATAGTGATGCTGTCGAGTTTCAAGTCCCTGGCGAGGCAAATGAGCCTTATATCGAACTAGAGTATATCCCCGTAGGTGGCTCGCAAGGCTCTATCCTACAGAGACTCATACTAGGTATCTAAAATGGACGGCAATGAGAACTTTGAAAAGTCCTTCTGGTTCTTAATGGACCTTGAGGGCGGCTATAGTAACATAGCTGCCGACGTGGGTGGTGAGACGAAATTCGGCATCTCCAAGAGATCCTACCCTGACGTCGACATCAAGAACCTCACTGCCGACGCGGCAAAGGGGATCTACTGGTCAGACTTCTGGGCACCCTTGGCATTAGACGAGGTCTCTAGCTGGCGCGTCGCCGCTGAGGTTTTCGAGATGTCCGTCCACGGCGGTAAGAGGTGGGGCGTCAGACTCACCCAACAAGCCCTAAACATGTTCTTCGCAGCGAGAGACCAGACAAAGCTCATAGAAGATGGTCTCATGGGTCCTAAGACTCTAGGCGCTTTGAATAACGTAATCGACCACGACGGTGAGAGAAAACTCATCGCGGCGATTAACCTCCGTCAGGGAATCAGACTCGTCCACTTAGCTGAGTCGAATCCCAAAGCCTATGGTTGGGCCTTGATCGGTTGGCTTAGGCGATTAACCCCAGTGGGGATGGATTAAGATGGTGGAATCTACTATCTGGCTTGGAGTTGGTGCGACGGCCTTGGCGTTTTCCGCGCCGATCACGGCGGCGATTATCAAACTCCTGCCAGGACGTGGGAATAGCTCCTTGAACTCAACCCAGGTCCAAAGGCTTATGACCAAGGAACTTTGCACCGAAAGGTATAGGGGCATTGGTGAGAAGCTCACCAGACTAGAAAAAGGCCAGGAAGACCTCGGTAGTAGAATCGGTGAGGTTCATGATATTGTGCTGAAGTTGGGAAGAGAGGCTTGAGATGGCTGAGACAACCTTTAACGCCGTGGCTCTGCTAGCGATACTACGTGAGAGCATCTCATACCTACGTTTGATGCAGTCTAATATAAAATCCGTGCAACAGCTTCTTCGTCAGTCTGTGTACAGTCAGCGGAGAGCAAGAAAAGTAGATTGGATTCTTTACCTTGAAATTGAGGATGTGATGCTTGGTGTTGAGGAGATTGGTGAGGAGTTAGTTGGAAGTATCAACGGTCTCAATCTAGAGTGGCAGTACGTCGTGAAAGTTGGAACGGTCATCGACTACCTTGATCCGGGTATGACCAACGCGGAGATCACTAGCTTTGAACTAACGAAAAACGATGGAGGTAATGGGAAGATCGAGGCGAACGTTGTTGGCATATCCGGCCCATTTCTTGCCTGGCTTGATGTTGGTGACGAAATTACTATCACTGAATGTAGCGGCGATCCTGATCATAATGATACGTACGAGGTCGCTGTTGTTGATAGCTTATCGGTCATTCACGTGGTTGGTGTTTTAGGTGGTGCAGATTGGCTTAGTGGAAATGGTGGGCCTGAAACTGACATGATCATAACCCGAACCGCAAGCAACGCGGGAATTTTCCCATAATGGAAGCCTTACTAGAAAAAACAGAAGAGCCCCAAATCACGGACTTCCTCCGCCCTTGTGTGACTTCTTCTGAGGCCACCGCGAAGATACTCCTGCCGGAGCACTTTGAGGTGCCATTCTCGGACCTCCATCGCCGGATCATGCGGCTAATCGATGACGATTCGGCCCGAAAGGTCGCTATCTGCGCCAGCAGGGGCTTCGGTAAGACCTCGATTGTCGTCAAGGGTTTGATCGCCCGATCAATCCTCTTCGGCCTGCGAAACTACGTCGTCTATGTCACCACAACCGAGACGAATGCCGTGATGTGGACCGAGAACCTCAAACGTGCTCTAATCTCTGACGAGATCATCAGAAAAGCCTTCGGCAACATCAAGACCTCAGCTTATAAATTCGCGGGTATGGAAGAGAGTTTCTCAAAGAAGCACTGGGTTGCCAATACCCCTTATGGTCAGACCTGCATCCTACCGCGTGGTGACGGACAGCAAATCCGAGGTTTGTGCTTCGGCCACTACCGCCCCGATCTTATCGTCATTGACGACCTCGAAGACACCGAAACGATTGAGAATGAAGACATCCGCCGTAAGCGGAAGATTTGGTTCTATGGCGACTTGATGAAAGCCGTAGACAGATTCAGTCACAACTGGAAGCTCGTGTACATTGACACTCTAAAGCACCAAGATGGGCTCATGGCCGAACTCCTAGAATCGTCTTCTTGGAAGTCCGACACCATCAGCATCGACGACGGTAGTCATCACTCTCTCGTGCCTAACCTCGTTAGCACCGAGGATCTCCAAACTGAGGTCGCCGAGCATCGTGAGAATAAAACCCTCGACGTTTACTACCGTGAGATCATGTGCCTGCCTATTTCAACTGAAGACGCAGTCTTCCGGCAGGAGTACTTCAAGTACTACGATGAGGCTGAACTAAAGTCGGACAGAAAAAGGAGCGAAGCGGTCGAGAACGTAATCCTCCTTGACCCGGCCTCAACCACGAAAGTCCACAGCGACGATAGCGCAATTGTGTGCGCGGGCGTAGACATTGTGGCGAATAAGTATTATTTCCGTGATTGTGTCTCTGGCAAGATGCACCCGGATGAAATCTACGACGAAGCCCTAAAAATGGCCGAGAGGTTCGGTGCTCGTGTCATTGGCATTGAGGTGACCGCGCTGAATGAGTTTCTAATCCATCCGTTCAAAAATGAGATGCTCCGGCGCGGTCGTGGTTACCAGGTCGTAGAGCTCCGGCCAAGGGCAAAGAAGAGCCTCCGCATCGCCGCCTTAGCACCTTACTACCGCTTAGGCCAAATCTACCACAACCAGGGCGTCAGCGGACAGTTGGAGGCTCAACTCATGGGCTTCCCACGTGCTAAGCGCGACGACGTTGCAGACGCTTTCGCATACTTCATTGAGCTTCTCGAACTGGGTGAACGCTACTTCCTAAACAATGCTAAGGACCCTTACGGCTCAGAGGAGGAGTTCAGGGAACTTGAAGAGTTAGACTCTGAGCCTGCTCTTGCAGGTTGGAGGATGTGCTAGTTACCCTCAGAATCTGAACGTAACTGGAGGAATGAAAGATGAAGGATCTCAACTGGATTCCAATCCTAGCAAGCGCCTTGGGCGGTCTATGGGCTTTGTTCAAGGGAACAAGGTGGTACAAGGACCTGATCGACTGGTTGCGGCGAAGGCGTGACGACGCGATCTCCCAGGTAATCACCACGGCCATCGACGACACCTATCGTGACTGGGTCCGTGAGGCCAAGCACGCCTCTGAGAATGGCAAGCTGACTGAAGAGCAAAAAGAGCAAGCCATGAACCAAACCGCGCGAACCTCCGTTCGCATTGCATTGGACAAGAAACTCAAAACCTTTAAGAGAAGTCTCATCACCGAGGCGGATTTGAAGTCCAAGATTGAATCTGTCTTGGGCGAGGATATTCTTTGGAGGAGGAAGTCGAAATGAAAAAGCCACTGTGTATTGCCTTAGCCTTAGTCTTCACTCTAGGCTGTGTAACCGTGCGTAGCTCCTTCAAAGAAGGCGACACAGAGTGGGGCCATAACATCACGGCGGTTTTCTCTAAAATCGACGCGGCTGCCTTGAAGACTTCCTACACCCTTGTGTCCAAAGACGTCGACGGCGAGTTGGCTCAAGAGATCACTCAGGGCCAGGAATCCACTGGCATGAGTTCTGAACAAGCTCTTGAGCGCCTTGTCCAAGGCATGGCCGTCTTCGGCGAATTCATCGTACCTTACGTCTCTGACTTCATCGGCGCTCTGAGAGGACCAAAGACTGATGCCACACGTCCTGAATAGACCGGTCAACACACCAGAGCAGCTTAGAAACCTGTCGTCTGCAAGCTACGACTACGAGTACCCAGACGGCCTCGACTTGAAGCCAGGCTCTGAACTCCATGAGCGTCTAAAGTCCTTCATCGACGGTCGCCTGAGAGACAGCTACAACATCATGAGCAACCGCTTCGACAGTTGGAAGACCATCGACCGGACCCTCACCGCGTACATTCCTCTAAGCGAGGCTGAGAAAAAGGTTAAGGACGCTGACGAAACCAAGCCCGTCACGACCGTCGTCCCTGTCTCTTATGCCGCCCTAGACACGATTTTGTCTTCCTTGGTCGCGGCCTTTTTCGACCCACCGATCTTCCGTTACGAAGGTTTCGGTCCAAACGACACCTACGGTGCCATTCTGATGGAACTGCTAATCAACCTCCAAGTCTTGCGGGGCAAGATGGAACTTCCTCTTCATACCATGCTGCGGGACTCCATCGCGTATGGCTTCGGAGTCTCACACCCTGTATGGGACAGAGAGTACACGACAGTCACTGAGGTGGTTGAAGAAGGGAGCATGTTCAGGAAGCGCGTCGTACGCGAGGTTGATCAACTGCGCACTGAGGGCAACATTCTAGAGAACCTCGATCACTACTACTTCTTCCCAGACCCTAATGTTAGCATCCACGAGGTCCAGAAGGGTGAATTCGTCAGTTGGGCCACGAGGGACAACTATTACAACCTTCTTGGCCTTGAAAGTCAACCAGACTCCCCACTCTTCAACGTGCGGTACCTGAGCCACATCGACGGCAAGGGTTGGATAATGTCTGAAGATCCCGGTGGGCGTGAGGACAAATCAGGGATCTCTAAGCAGTCTTCCACTTACACTAGGCCCGTTGACATCTCTTACATGTACGCTAAGCTCATTCCCTCCGAACTCAAAATCGGAAGCTCTGACCGCCCTGAGAAGTGGCTTTTCGCTCTGGCCGGTGATGAGATCATCATCCAGGCTAAGAAACTTGGCTGGCGTCACAATCGCTTTCCAATAGTCACCATAGCCCCTGAATTCGATGGCCGAAGCGCCACGCCAATTTCTAGACTGGAGACCGTCTACGGCCTCCAACAGGCTGTTGATTGGTTGTTCAACAGCCATATGATGAATGTCCGTAAGGCCATCAATGACATGATCATTTACGACCCTCAGTTGGTCATGGGTGCGGACTTGGAAGACCCGAAGCCTGGAAAACTCATTCGCCTGCGCCGCGCAGCTTGGGGTAGAGGTGTAAAGGACTGCGTTCAGCAGCTAGTCGTGAATGACATCACTAGGGGCAACATCCCGGATGCCATGTTCGTAGGTAATATGATTGAGCAGACTACGGGCGCTGCGAGTGTCCTTCAAGGCATAGCGAGGCGCGCTGGTGAACGTCGCAGCGCGACTGAGACCCGTGACGTAAAGCTAGGCGCTCTGGGTCGCTTAGAGCGGGCGGCTAGGGTCATTAGTGTCCAAGGCTTCTACGACCTCGGACTGCTTCTAGCGTCGCAGACTCAGCAAATGCTCTCTGGTCCTATGTATGCTAGAATCATTGATCGCTGGGAGGAGACTCTAAGAGACGAATACGGACTAACTAAGCGCGTCGAAATTAACCCACTGGACCTCCAAGTCAACGTCGACATCATCCCACGCGACTCGTCTACTCCGAGCGGCGACTACGCAGAGGTCTGGTCGCAACTCTTTGCTATCATAGCGAAGTCTCCGGAGCTAACTCAGCAGTTCGACACCGTGAGGATCTTCAAGCACATCGCCCGTATGCTGGGTGCGAGAAACTTAAACGACTTTGTCAAAAAGGGCGGAAGCATCAAAGCACAGGTAACGCCTGATGAGGAAGTTCTTGATCAGGCTGACGCTGGAAACATAGTCCCGTTAGGAACTCAGGTATGAACATCTCTGCGAAAGAACTGAGAAGCTACGTAAATTCGCCTGTTGGGCTTTTCCTCAAGGAGGTCTTTGAGGAAAGACTGAAGTCCGCTATCACGCTTTATGACTCGGTCAAGCCTGAAGATCTAGGTTACTTGCAAGGCCGTATTGAGGAGATCAGACAGTTCACTGATCTACCACAGCAGCTAATAGAGGAAATGGAAAGAGTGGGTGTAACTAACGAGGAGGAAGTCTAAGATGGGTACTGAACTTAGTGCAGAAATCCAGGAGCTTCTGGATGTTGGTGGTGGACCAGTCGGACCAGAGCCTGAACCAAAGCCTGAGCCTGAGCTTGAAGTTAAGGCGAAGGCTGAACCCAGCCCTGAACCAGAGCCTGAGCCACAGCCTGAACCCAGCCCTGAGCCGGTTCCTGAACCAGCCCCAGGGGTTGAGCCTGAGCCAGAGCCTGGACCAGCGCCTGTAACTGAGGCCACCATCGAGGAGCAGTTGGCGCAACTAAGGCTTGAGAATGCTAAGTTGATGGGCCAGCTTGAGATGGTACGTCCTAAAGAGGAAGAACCAACTGAGCCTACACAGGACGAGCCGGTCGTTGGCTTTGAGGCTGAGCCTGAGATCCAGGACCTGAGCTTCATACCAGGTGATGCGAGTGACCTGTTTGAGCCTGCTGGTTTGAACAAGGCCCTCAATGCGGTTCACAGGGCGTCCGTCGAGGCGACTCAGCAGAGGTTCGACCACCTCTTGCAGGTCCTCCCGCAGATCATGTCCAAGCAGATTCAGGACCAGACTCAGCTAATGAGCACGGCTGAGGAATTCTACAGGCGTAATGAGGACCTGCGTTCAGTGTCCAAGTACGTGGGTTTCGTGGCGAATCAAGTTAAAGCAAGAAACCCAAAGGCTTCCTTACGGGAAGTCCTTGAGATAACAGAAAAGGAGGTGAGAGAGCAACTAAAGACCCCTAAGAAGGAAGTCGGGGCTGGGCCTGTTACCAAGCCAGCCGTGCCAGCGACCACGCAGAGAGCAACCAAGCGTCCTAGTAAGGAGCAACTAAGTTCCTTACAAAAAGAAATTGATGCTCTATTGACCTAGAAAGGAGTAATTGAAGTGGCTAGACAGACCTCGCAGCGAACCTTTGATCGTCGTACGGCCCACGCTGGCCCGTTGTACATCGCAGCGGGCACAGACAACCACACGACGAATCTAACGGTGGCGCAGCAAGATGTGATTCTCGCCTTACCTGCGAGTGGTAAGACCGAAACAATCAACCTGCCGCCGCCGAATGAGACCCGTGGTATGTTCTTCAGTATCACGGTGCAAACCGACGGTGACGGTGTCGGGGTTCTCCAGGACCAGAATGAGGGAGATCCCGCTTACACCAGTGGTAACCTAACCGCAGCGGACGACCACGTTGTCGTATACTCAAACGGTATGCGTTACATCGAGGTCGCTGAACTGACAACCTAAGAGAGGAGGTGACGACTTAAGATGGCTACATTCTTTGGAATGAGAGGGACAGGTGATTGGGCAACCAATCAACGTCCTGAAAACTGGCGGCAGGTGGTACTGCACGACTATCCTAATGGCAGTGCCCCTTTAGTCGCCGTGACCAGCATGTTAGGGAGCGAGAAGGTCGACGACCCGATCTTCCATTGGTGGGAAAAGTCTCTGCCTGTTCAGGGCGGTAGCTTTACTGCCGGTGAGATTTACACTGAAACCGGACTTGGCTCCGCTTACGCAAGCGGGGGAGTGGCTGGTGATACAGTGTATGTCAAGGTCGCTGAATCCATCGCTGATCATTTCCGCGTCGGTCATAACGCCTTGATGCGAGACCAAAGTGACTGGACCGTAGACGTTGTAGGGTTTGTGACTGACGTGGTCAAGAACGGCGTAAGCTCCTATATTGCTGTGAAGTTGCTAGAGGCAGACGATAATAGTTCGTACTCGCACGACCTAAGTGATGCGGACTACATCCTCGTCTGTGGTAACAGTAATGCTGAGGGTGCTGAGATGCCCGAACCGATTGCGTACGATCCGACTGAGCGCTCCAACTATACCGAAATCTGGCGCACACCAATCAGTTTGACCCGTACCGCACTTGCAACGCGCCTCCGCACCGGGGATCATCTCAAAGAGGCTAAGCGTGAGGGTTTAGAACTCCACTCTATGGAGATGGAGAACTCCTTTATCTTCGGCGTGAAGTCTACTTCAACTGATCCCACGAATGGTAAGATCCGTCGTACAACGATGGGTCTCTTGACCGCCATCCGCACCTACGCGTCGTCTAATGTGACTGACTTCACCCTGGAGACGGACTCACAATATGACAACAAAACGTGGCTTCAGGCTGGTGAGTTATGGCTTGATAACTATCTGGAGGTCATCTTCAGAAAGGGCTCGAACCGCAAGATGATGCTCGCTGGGAATGGAGTTCTACTAGGCATCAACCGCTTAGCTAAGGCTGGTGGTCAGTTGGAACTCAAGGCTCGGACCATCGCCTACGGCCTGGATTGTCATGAGTGGATCACCCCGTTTGGCACACTATACGTCAAGACCCATCCACTATTCAACCACTATGCTACCTGTCGTTACATGGGCCTGATTTTTGAGCCCCCGGACTTGAAATTCCGGTACATTGACGACACAATGTACATCCCCGATAAGACTCGTCAGACTGGCGGACACACACGCATCGACGGCATCGAGGAGGAGTGGCTGACTGAGGGTGGTCTTGAGTTCCATCATATGGAACGCTGTGGTGCGATGAATGGGTTTAACCAGGATAACCCCTAGAAAGGAGGTGACCTAGGATGAGTGCAAGAGGTGACCTCATTAGACTAGGCATAGACAGTGATGGCAAGAATGTAGACATCTTTGATGGTAAGCTGAGTGCTCAGAACTTCAGAGTTCCTTCTGGCGAGTCGTTCTATGTCGACGCGAGCGTCAGTGTTAGTGGGACTGGTAAGTCTTGGTCTGAGGCGTACTTAACCGTTCAGGAAGCCATTGACGCTAGCAATGGCACTATTGACTGGGGCGCGAGTCCTTGGTTAGTAGACAACTACATCTACATCGCGCCTGGTCTCTACGTAGAGGCTTTAACACCTCCTTACTCCTGTCATATGATAGGGGAGGGTGTGTTGGGCACGGATACGGCTTGTGAGATCCACCCGGCGGCCGGTTCCGCTATAACAGGTACAGGACTCGGACTGCACATTAGGAATATCTGGTTCGAGGCTGTGAACGCGGTGCCGATCATCGACTTCGGCATCTGCAACAACACCATCTTCGATAACTGCGTATTTGCACCGGCGGCTGCCACCGTGACTCATGGCATTTCGTTTGAGAACGCTTCGCATTTCCAACTGAGGAATTGCTACTTCACAAACGGCCTTGGTAGCGGCGGCATCACCCACGGGCTTTACTTCGCCGGTGGGGCCGACAAGTACATGCACGGTTGTCGAATCGTTGGCAACGTCTTCCATGAGATGCAGTCGTTTGGAATCTGGATTCAGAATACCTGTACAGCCTCGGCGTCGTATATCGTGGACAACGTCATCCACGTGATCGGCACGGGGACAGGTATTCATGACGCCAATGGTAACACATACTGCATCGGCAACCACATCATCGTTGATGGTGCAGGCGATGCGAT